TGTGAGTAATCATAAGCATAAACTATACAGCTACTATAATCATCAAACAATACGTGAGGGGTAGGTATAACTTTGCAACTATTGCCTGCAAGTTCACTACATAAAACCATTAATAAAACTATTTTAGTCATTGACATTTATCCTTAACATCCTATATAGTCATTATAAATAAATGAAAGGTTAAAATGACTGATATAAGTAAATATAGAAATGTATCATTAACACATGATACTTACAAGACATTGATTGTATTGTCGAAGGTACTATTACCTGACGCAACGTTATCGATAAGCAAAACCATTGAATCAATTGCAAACGAGAAAGCGAAGAAACTAAATGGAAAATTCAAAAAAGCGTAGTCACTCTGCAATATGTCCAGATTGTAATGGCAATGGATATGTGCAGTGTCACATAGAAGAAGGTAGAGAACATATTGTGTTGCAATGTAATACGTGTGACTCGGAAGGGGAAATTTATGTGGATGAGTCCGAAGTTGTTGAGTTTTATATTGATGATGATACTCCTGCAGGTGATGCTGGTAAGTTGCACTAGAGATATGACTCCTAACCCTTATACAACTGTGTTTAGATTGGTTACAAGTAAATGAATAGTAATTATCATTTAGACATAGCTTACATCGCAGGACTTTTTGACGGTGAGGGCTGTGTTACATATAAAAAATACAAAGAAAAAAAGAAATCTGGTACGTACAACTGTTGGCGTATTAACATGGAGATAGCTATGACAGATCAAAACGTCATAGAACTTGTGCATGAAACGTTAATGGTTGGTACCGTTAGACCTAAGAAAGTACCTAAAGGATATAAAAAACAATGGCGTTGGCGTTGTACGTTTAGAGAATGTTTAGATGTTTGTAAAAAACTTTGGCCTTACGCTATTGTAAAACTACATGACATTGAAAAAGTAATTGATCATTATGAGCCAGAGATACAAGACTTAGATGACAATGTAGTAGAACTAGATAGATTTAGAGATAATATATGGTTTGGAAAGGAAAAACAATGAACAAAGCAGAAAAATGGGCAGAAAAAAATAAATGGTTTGGTAAAAACAAATCACTAACACTTGTAGCATTTTATTTTCATGATCAATTAATGGATATAAAAATAAACCCTGACACAAAAAAATATTATGAATTAATAAATTTATATATGGAACCTTTTGTTAAAGGTAAAGTTAAATTAAAAACTAGACCTAAAAAAATGGCTCCACTAACTCCAGGGCAAATTGAAATAGCTCGAAAATTAAAAGTGCCATTAGAAGAATATAACAAAGTAAGGTGGGGAAAGGAAAAACAATGATAGACTTATTTGTATATAAATGTTTAGAGAAAATTAATGACATATCAACAAAACTAACGTCTTGGTCATGGACAAAACTATGGGCAGACAGGGAAAAAGGTTATGGAAACAGAAGAAGACAAAAAGATAAGAAAGATCTTAAAAAAAGTGGATAAAAATAAACCACAGTTTGGTCTTGGGCAAGTGCCTAGTTATGGTAAGGCTAGATCCGGACGTGAGTATGGTGGGTTTATAAAAGAGTCTACTTATAATAAAATAAAATATAAACCAACTAACCGAGGTAAAACTGACCCTAATAAGAAAGGACCTTATGAAGTCTAAATTTAAATATGATGGTAAATCTAGACCTAGTAATAAAGCTTATGATGAGAGTTGGCACCGGATCTTTGGATCTAATCCAGTAGCTAGAGAAGTCAGAACACCTAAATTTAAGTCACAGGTAGTTGCGTCTAAAAAAGTGTACAACAGAAAGAGATTAGATGATAAAGAAAAGTAATAAATACAACTACATCCAAGGTAAACAGCTCACGGACCCCGGATCAGGGACCAGGGTTTATGAGATAAGTAATTATAGACTTCCCAGTGTGACTACTGTATTAGGAGCCACCAAAAATCAAGATTTTATAAAAAAATGGAAGGCAAAAGTTGGTGAACAAGAAGCAGAACGAATCAAGGATCATTCTAGTAGCAGGGGTACCTGTATGCATAAATTCCTCGAGCACTATGTCCTCGGGACTGGTTGCGTTGATCTTACAAGGATTGGACAAGAGGCGCGTCCCATGGCCGACAAAATTATTGAGATTGGTCTTACGCCAGTATCGGAATATTATGGCTCTGAAGTCACGTTACATTATCCAGGTCTCTACGCGGGCTCAACAGATTTGGTTTGCTTGCACAATGATAGGGAAACTATTGTCGACTTCAAACAAAGTAACCGTCCGAAACGGGAAGAATGGATTGAAGATTATTACATGCAAATTGCAGCATACGCCATGGCCCACGACTACGTCTACGGCAGCAAGATTGAGCAAGGAGTTATCATGGTCTGCACGCCTGACTTATATTACCAAGAATTTAAAATTGAAGGACTTGCATTAAAACAGTGGAAACATGCTTTTCTTAAAAGATTAGACATGTACAACGAGTTGATGCATGATCAGAAAGAAAAAACAACACCAATGAAAGCAGAGGACTTTACAAAATGACTGAAGAACCAGCAGCTAGAACAAGAGCAAGATTAGAAAAAACAAAAGGTAGACACAGAGCCAAAATTGAAATTTTAAATGAAATTTTAAATTGGATTGAACTTGGTAAAAGCTTTGAAGATATACAACACCACTGTAATCTTAGTATAGATTACCATGACATGCAGGTAGAGGTTATTAAAGAACAAATTAGAAATTTATTTCACGTGGAACAAAACGAAAACGAGGATGCTTAATGAACTGTTGGCACTGTGGTACCGAGTTAATATGGGGTGGAGATCATGACACTGAAGATAATGAAATGTATGATATTGTTAGCAATTTATCTTGTCCAGATTGTCATACAGCGGTAGATGTTTGGCACCCATCAGAAAAACTAATAAAGGAGTACAAAGATCATGAATGATAGATTGTTTAGAACAATTCTAAAAAGGTATGAAGCAGCCATTGAAGATGCAAACTACAAGATTGAAATAATATGTGAACAGAATCTTGTAATACCAGAACACATAGATATAACTGGTGAGATTGACAAACTGTTACAAATTATTGCAGAGGCTGAAGACAAGTTGTCCGTAATGAGGAAATATTATGGCGGAAAAAAGGCAGATAAAGCTGTATTGTGACAATAATGCCACAAATATCACACCATAATGACAGTGTATATGTATGGTAAAAAAAATAAAAATAAAAATAAAAACTACTCTAGAAAAAGTGTCAATCTGTCACTTTGAGCTATAAGTGTTGGTATACATAACTAATGTCTGCCAAATTGTGGTTTTAAAAAGTGTCATGTGACAGATTATAATGTCACCTAGGGCTAGATTACAGATTGCCTATGCGCGCGCGATACTAAATTCTGGTAAAACTGGTTTTTTTTAGATACATATACAAATATGAAAAAGAGAAAATTGATTCCATTAAAAAAGAAAAGTGTTGGTAGAGATATAGCTAACTATCCTTTTGTAGAAATAAAATGGGTTGATATCGAAGGTGACGACGGCTGGAGTACGTTATCGTCATTAGACAAAGACAAACTACCTGTTGCAGTATCTAAAGGTTATTTACTTAGCCAACGTAAGGGTGTGACTAGAATATTTAGAGATTATATTGAAAGTAAAGAAGGTAATACTTTTGATGATATAGGTAGTACAGTTATTATTCCAACGTCTGTGATTGTTTCTATTAAAAAACTTACTTTGAACTAGTGTCTTCTATTAATTCTGCTTCAACAACATCATCGGTTAAAAGATTTGCGTAATCTTCTTCGATTTGTGCCATTTTCATGTCTAGCTGTTCTTCTGTTAGGTCTTCTAGTTTCCCATGTTTTATTATTTTTCTGTCTATGTATAGTCCTCCTGCCTTTCCTCGATTTGTTTCAGCGTTTACAGCTGCGGAGAAAGAACTTTTCTTTAGAGCAAGATCTTTGATTCGTGCTAATTCTGCTATGTGACTCTCATACGTTACGCCAAATTTAAGCATACGTTCTTGTTTTAATTCATCTATATGTTTTACAACCAAAGGTGATAGTCTTGGATTAGTTAATTCTGATCCTTCTTGTCTACATCTCTTTTTGCTGTAGCCTGCTAGTTCAGCTGCTTCAGATTTATTAAGTGGTCCTTCTGGTCCACCAAATACTAAATACTCAGCAAATCGTTGTTGCATTTCTGTTAATCTTTTTGGAACTCCCATGTTGACTTTTTAGAGTAACTATCCTATAAAGTCAATAGTATGAAAGACAAGCGTACATATACTAAATTGAAAGAACATGGAGAAGACATGAGTCATGAGAATGAATCTAAGATAACAAATGAAGACAGAGGTCCATTGGATCTTACATT